GGATGCTGTGGCGCCATTGGTCACCACAGTCACCGCATGCTGTGTTGCGGATGCAAACAGCACGTTGGCTATCTGCACGTTTGCAAACAACCCCTGCAACGACACTGCATGTGTGCAGCCATCTACGAAAAGATTTGTAACGGCGATGTGTTGGATGGGTGTGCTGGTAGAAACATTGCCAAGCAACACGCCTTCGCTGGTGCATGTGGTCATGGCGTTGCTGTCGATGGCAACTTTGCTGCAATTGCGCAACCGCATGCCCGTAGCGCATGATTTAAACGTGTTGTTGGTGATGAGGATAGAACTGTAGGACACAGTGGCTTCGGTGTTGGGGTTGAAATGCACACCGTAGCCGCTGTGCGTGTTAAAAGTATTGCCAGTGATGAAAAAATTCGTGTGTGCAAACGATGCACCTGCTGCTGCCACCACCACACCATCCACACCACCCGTGAATGCGTTGTCTTGTACACGCACACCATTGTACGCTGGGTGTCCTGTGGAGCTTGCGCCTGGGCCAGAGACGTTAGCCCCAATAGAGCCAGCAGAGATAGAACAGGACACAACAGCACCGCCCCATGCGATGGCTGTGTTGGTGAAAGCCAGGGTTTGAAACCGCACACCGTCCAGCACATTGCGTGTGCTGCATTGGCGTACTGTGGTGTCGTTCGATATCACATAGAAACCAATCGACACCGTGTTGTCATACCCATAAGCCGCACAATCGGTGAATTTAATGTTTGCACCACCACACGCAACAGCATAACCGTATGTGGAAAAACCGTTTACTTCACATGATACAACATTGCAGTTTTGCAGCCACGCATAGTTGTTTTCAGAAACTGCCTCACCATCGCTGAGAAGCTCGTAAAACAACACACCCGTAGAGCAGTCTTGGATGCTGCAATTGCTGATAGACACTTCCCGTGATGTGCCTTCAACGGTGAACACACCAACCGTGGCTTCTGCCAGAAGTTGCTTCGTGGAGGTGCAACTGTCTAACTGCACATTGTAAGAGTCTTGCACTTGCAGTGCAGAAATCTGCACCGCACCGAAGTGTAGGTTTCTAAGCGCAACGTCTTTGCCATACCGCACTTTAACCACAGACTTTATAGTCGTGTTGGATACGAACGTGATGTTTTCCAATGACACGTTGGCAACGGGGGTAATCACCCGCATCGACAAGCCATTGGTTGTAGAAAATGCTTCCGACACGCCACCGTTGATGCGCATGGTTGTCGATGACGCGATGGAATCGATGATGTGTAATTCACCGTGTTTTCCATAGGTTTCGCTGGACACTTCACCGCTGGCACGCAATTGCACTATGTCGCCGATAGAAAGCCCTGTGGTGGTAAGAAGTGTTACGGATGTTGCGCCTTTGGCGATGTTTACAGAAGGCGTATAGACATTGTCGCCCAATGTTCCAGCAATGGACACACCCACGCTGTCTGTGCACTCTGAGAAATCCAAGGTGCCGTTGTACACGCGCTTGTTGGATGACAAGGTCAGTGTGCTGTCACACCTGTAGGTTTTTCCCAGAAGGTTGATGTTGTTGGACGTGATGGCGTCAAACGCTTGTTGTACGGCCAGGGTCTCATCGGATGCACCATCGCCAATGGCACCAAAATCAACAGGCGTGACGTAATCAATTTGTGCGGTGTCTTCAACGCCCTTTGCTGTCGTGTAGGCTTTTACTGGGTCTACGGTGTAAATGGTGACATCATCAGAAGTTTTCACCACGATTTTGTAGGTTTGGTCTACCTGTAGATAGATAGGCCCTGCCCTGCCCGCTGCGTCACACACCACAGGATTCGTGTGTGGTGTGGTCTGTGCTTCGTCTTGGTACACAGCGAGGGGTGTGGTGGTGCCTGTGGTGTAGAAATACAGTTTTGCGCCTGGCAGTGAATCGCCGCCAGTGTCTAAAACTGTGAGTTTGGGGAGTTGGAAATTACTCATCGGTAGCACCTGGTGTTAGTTCTTTGGCAGCGAGGTTGGAAATTCCTAATGCAGACATAGGAATTTTATACTGTGTCATGGTTTGTTCAAGGATTTTTTTAGCCATGTAGGCGTCGCCGTCAGCGAGGGCTTTGCCTATTCTTTTATTAAGAAAACCCATCTGAACAGCGTCAAGAATCTTTGCTGGAGAACCTTTAGCCAAATCAATAAGCCCACTTACCGCTTTCGCAGTTTCCATTCTAGGCTGGGTAGGCGACAACCCTTGTTGCAATTTTTTAGCAAGTGCTGGGTACACCTGGCTGACCCATGCCATCGCATTGCGTGCTTCAGAGCCCTTTGGGAAAACTTCCAACAAAGCGTCTTCGTGCTTCTGTAGATTCTTTGCTAATTCCCACATACGCCTTACGGCCAACGCTGGTTTGCCATTTAAGATTTCGTCTGGTGCTGAAGATGTCAATGGTTTTGTGATGTCGAGAAGATGTGACATAACCCCCTTACGCATAGTGTCTTGATATTCTGGGCCAAGGAGTTCACCCACTTCACCCATCACCTGGCGTGTTTTTAATGCTGTATCTGCTGGTCCTTTAACATTGGAAAAAATACTGCGAACAAGGTTTTGTAGGGTTTCTGTTTTACCTTTATTCATCGCTTTCATGTAGGTTGATTTAATCAAAGCTGTTTTCTTTTCATTCAGCACACGGTACTCGCCGATTTTGTCCACGAGAAGTTGGGCTTGTTTGTTTCCGCTCGCGGCGGCGTCTGCAACATCTTCGTCGATAGCATCCGCAATGCGCGATAATGTGGCTTTTTCGTAGTTGTTAGAGAGGGCTTGTTGCTCTAGGGTGAGCTGCTCTTTCGGTAGTCCTTTGTAACCAAGTACTTTTCCAATGTTTTGACGAAGCGTCCACAAGGCGCGTGGATTAAGTTTTGGGGTGCCCTGGGCTAAGACGCCCAGCGTTTTGTCTTTCGCTGCCTTCGACAGTATGGCTTCAGGGTTTCCAAGACCTGTTCCACCAGATGCCGCATCAAGTTCTTGGCTGATTTTTTCAGCGTAAACACTGGCCGATTTTTCAAGAGGTATGGTGTTCTTTACGTTGCCGTATTTTGATAAATCTTCGGATGTTTTTATGTTGGCTTGAGCAATTTTTTTATTTTCGAGTGCCACCGCTTCTTCTGTTTTTGATAGAATAGCTGCGCCTGTGTTTTTTGGTGTGTTGGATTCGTCCAACGCACCCACAGACTTTTTCAACATGCCTGTGCCTTTTTCAGAAAGCTTTTGGGTGAAAGACTTCCATGCGTCGTTGATGTTTTTTCCACTGCCACTTGAACGCGACATATCTTCTGCTAATTGAATAAGGTTGCTGTCTGTCACGGCAGAAACGGGTGGATTCAAGCCTTGCTGTTTCAACGCTTGGTACAACGCCATGTTTTCAGGTGTGGGCTTGCCTGCAATGAAATGCGTTAATGATTGCACTGGGCTTGTCAGTGTGGCTTTTAAGACCTTCCCAGCACCTGTTAATACAGGCGCAGCTACACCGCCTGTTGCGCCGCCTACAATACTTTGTAAAGCTGAGTTTTTTAAAACTTCAATGGGTGCGCTTTCTTTTTGGCCAGCAACAAACGCTGCGGCTTCTTGAACCCAAGGCATGGCCAAGCCTTGCGCTGCGCCCGCTGCTGCACCCGCCTTCGCAAGATTCCAACCACGCCCTATTGCTGTGGCTGCATTTTTGGCAACACCCAGACCTGGAAACACCGCATTCAGTGCTACGCCTGTGCCCACTGGAACCAAGGCTTCAGGTATTTCGCCCCAGTCAAGACCTTTAGGGTCAATGGTCGTTCCATGCACTGTTAAGCGTCCGTTTTCGTCTGTTCCAACAGCACTGCCGTATTTCTTTTTGATCCATGTGTTAAAGGCTTTTTCAGACAGTGCTCCCTTGGCCACGCGCAAACCTGCTTTTTCAACAGCACTTAAAGTAGGTCGTTCATTTCCAGATGTTGCGGATGCTGCTTGGGCCGCTGCGGTAGCTGGAATGCCATGCTCTTTCATGAGCGAAGAAGTCAGTTGGTTAAGTTCTTCTTCGGTCATTGGAAAATCTTCCTGTAGAAGGTTTTAATATCTTGCTCTGTAGGCTTTCTTCCGTTGTTAGCTTGCATAAACCGTTCGATGTAGGTTCTTCCTAGGTAGGGCAGAAAGTTTTTAGAGGAACGTATCGATTCATTTGGGTTATTCGCGTTCGCTATAGTGCGTCGTGCCGCACTTGTGAGTTTTTGGCGAACGTTTGGGTTTTCAAAAACAAACTTTGCGAGTTTGTCGGCATCCCAATTGTCTGGATTAGAACCGAATTCTCTAGCGATGGCAACCTCAACACCTTTGTCAAGCGCACCTGCTTCTTTTGCGTTCTTCACTTCAAAAGCGATGTCGGCATAAAGAGAGCTCGCACCACCAGATTCTAGCACCGATTCTGGCAAAACAGAAAGTACGTATGCGGAAGCACCTATTTTTGCGTTTGATTCAACAGCTTTTGCTGCCTTATTCAGCTCTTCAAAAGTTGCGAAACCTTTGGGTTCGACATTGGAAGAACCGCTTCTGAAATTCGCCCATGTGTTTGCGTTGAATACAGTTCCTGGTTTTGCTGTGGCTTCTGGAACTGGGCTTCCACCTTCTGCTGCTGCGGCATTTTTCAACTGCTCTATGCGTGCGCGTGCAAAATCAGTGTCTGCATTTTTGTTTCTGATGCTGGCATACGTTTCAGAAATGTTTGCAGCCCTGGCTTGCTTGTTCTGTGCAGCAAAGTTGCCTAACGCTTTTTGTGCTTGCGGTGTCAGTGCTTGGGTTACGCCGCCTGCACCGCCTAACTGTTCAATCTGCTGCGGTGTCAGTTCGCCTGGTCCAATAAAGCCACCCAAAACTTGCGACAAATTTTGCAAGCTTCTATCCGTTTGTCCGCCCCCTGCAAGCACACGTTCAAGCCCATCTTGCAGCGATGAAGGCACCATACCATACGCTGCCTGCAAGGCGGCGTTGCGTGCGTTTGGGTCGTTCATGCCTTGGGCTGTGTTGACCAAACCCAACGCTTGTTGGGCTTGCTGCAACGTATTTTTCTGTTCCTGCGACGCACGCAACGTGTCTGTGTATTGGGATTGGGCCTGTGCCGATGCACGCGAAGAAACAAACTGCCCTAATCGCGTTGCTGTTTCTGGGTCTTGTTGCGCAACAAGTGCAAGATTCGCGTCTGTAGGATTTTCAAGGTACGACGCACCCGCGATGTTTGCTTGTTGTCTTTGTAATTCCGCAGCGCGGGCCATCGCGTCTTGCTGCAAAACGTGGTTGACCTGAAACAGTTGCAACCGCTGTGCGGCGTAGTCTGGCAGCTCGAACTGTGGTGTGTAGGATTGCTGTCCGAACATTACCGCACCACCCCGTTGTTAGGAATGCCGGCCGTCAACGACAAGGCAGGGTTCGCACCCTGTGGCTGGTACATGGACAAAAGCTTGTCGTACATTTGGTTCTGTTGATATTGCCCAGCCACCTGCATGCCGATGTTTCCAAGGTTTTGCACCATGCCAGAAAGTGCGTTCGCCTGGTTGATAGGTCCAGCATGTGCAAGTTGCATGCCCAAAGCTTGCAAGTAAGGCGACGACGCACCCAATGACGCATTTGCAAGGCCTGTGGCTGCGTTGGTGCGTATTCCAGCCATCGCTTGGCCCTGGGTGGCCTGCATTTGTGCAAGGTTTGTTGCGTTGGCGTTGCCAAGTTGTGCGAACTGGCCACGTGCTTGGGCACCATAGTCAGCCAGGGCGCCTACGCGGTCAAGGTACTGGTTGTAGGATTGGTCTGCCAGCCCCTGGTTGAACCGCATGAACCCCTTGTACGCAGCGCCGCCACCCATGCCACCCGACTGTGCGGCTGCACGACGCAACCCTAATTCCCCTTGCTGTTGCAAGAACTGGTACTGTGGGCCTTGTTGAAACCCCGACATGTCCCCACGCAACACAATGTCAGCCAAGCGCTGCTCTGCTTGTGTGCCTGTTCCAATCGACTGGCTGTAGAGGTTTCTAAGTGCCTCTTGCTGTGCCGATAACGTGCCGATGCCTTGGCCAAACCCTTGCTGAATGTCGGCCAGGGATTGGGGTACTGCCGATGAAATGTCACCACGGGCACGCGCAGAATTTGCGCGTTGTTCAGCCATGGCAGCGTTGAATTGCCTTTTAGCCTCACGTGTGGCCGCACGTTGTGCAGAGTAGTTTAAGATGCCTCCAACGATGCTGCCTACCCCTGCGATTGCGCCTCCAATGGCTGCCGCTGTGCCCATCACACCCCCCTAACGTTGCTTACAGTGGCCGCACACACTGCCAGAAACAACGTGCCTGTGTTTGTGTCTGCGGTGTGTGTGCCTAGCCTTGAAAACCGCACCACACACACACTTCCAGGTGCACCATGCCCACCTGTTGCACCTGCAAATTCCACCACCTGCACCTTGGCTGTGTCAGCAACAGCCACGGTGGTTTCAGTGTTCGCGGTTTCGCCTACCGCACCATCTTGCTTGAACATGCGCACTTGCATGCCCACACGCACATTCCCTGTGGATGCGCCAAGCAGGCCCACCACACACGCCACGTTGGACTTTTCCAGTGTGTTTGCGGGCAGCACAAAACTGCCATACACGTGTTGGTCACTGTCGTGTGGGAAGCCGTAATACAAAAAGCCGTTGTACAATGAGAGCGTGGGTGTCTCGCCACCGCGCATGTCCACCTGCACTGTGGTTTGCAACAAGTTGTTGTTGCCGCCCAACGCCTGGCCGAGTGTGTTCAGGTACCTGTGCCATTCTTGTGCAATGGTCACAGATTTAACATTGTCCGAAAATGGGACATGCTGCCCTGGTATTGCGATGTCTATTGGCATTATACAGCCCCCCCAGCAATCTTGCACACCGCGCCACTGATAGCTATGCGTATGGGGTCGGACACCGAAAGTTTTAAGCAACGTTCTTTGAACTGCCCAAGACGTGTGAAGCGTGCTTCTTTGCCGTACGCGCCCATAGGGTGTATCGACGTCCAGATTTCGTGGCCAAAGGTACGCCCACCGTCGTCGGACATCTGTAGCATGGCTTTGGGTTGCGTGCCCTGTGTGTTGTCGCCGATGAGGGTTGTGCCCGATTCAAAAAACACACGTAAGTCGTACATCGCCATGCGTGCACCGCTGCCAAACACAGGGGCTGAAACACACGCACACACGCATGTGCTGCCTGCGTAGTCAAACGTGTTGTCATCGTATTCGTACACCATAGGCAGTGTTTGGTCTGCGGAGAAAATCCTGTCGCCCAACTGTGCGTGGATGTGACCATGCGTGAATGTGTGCGTGGTGGGCGAAGACTCCAACCTGAACCACACGTTGGTGGCAACGTCGTACACAAGGGTGTTGTTGGGTGTGTGTAGAATCACCCACACATGAGAAAGGTATTGCACCGCAGACATGTGGCATGACGTGACAGCGCCGTCGTTGCGCAACACATTGTCAATCGCGTAGGTGCTGATGGGCACCACCTGGTACCCTTGGGACATGTACATCCGAAAATCATTGCCTACGAAGAACAACGTGCCTTGGTGCTGTGCACATGCGTATTTGCCAACGCAGCCCCGTTGGTATGCGGCGGAGGTGATACGTTGGAATGGGAAATCCAGGTTCCCTGTGTTGGTAAAGATTTCGTAGCTTCGTTCTTTCAGAATCCACAACTCGCGGTTGATGGCAAACACACGCACGATGTTGTCTGCGTAAGCGTCGGCTGTGGAAAATTCTGTGGGGTCGTAAGAGAGCGCATCACCTGGTTGAGACACACGGAACACGTTGGTGCCGACATCGGAGAACACGACATACGAATCCAACACTGTGCATGTTGATACTTCCGCGTTGATGGTGTCGGACAATTCAGCAAGTGTCGTTTCGGTTGCAAGGTATGCGTCGCTGCCGCTGCATATCACAATGCCATCGTCGTGTTCGGCCATGATGCAGGGCGATTTGGAGTGTGTGGTGCTGCCCAAAAATGTGGGTATAGCACCTGTTTTTTTCAGGTAATACACTTTGGTGCCAGCAACGACGACAAGGCCTTGTTTGTAGGGGTGCATGCCACGGATGGTGGCGTCTGCGCCTGCGATGGCTGTGAAGTTACGGAAGATGTTCAACCCTGGGTAGCGGTACACTGTGTAGGGATGTTTTGCACCGTTTCTGTTGGGGTGCAGAAACATGTTGGTAAGCTTCTCTGAAGACACGGGCTTGGATGGTTCCGTGTTTTCGCCTCCGACACCGAAGGCTATGTGCTGCGAGACTGTAGGCATGGCTAAAAATACCTTGTGGGTATTGGTGCGATGCTGATGTTTTGTGCGTAGACTTGTGCACGCAACGAATGGATGGCACGTTGCTGTAACATGCCAAGCTCTGCACGTCGTTCAGGCTCGATGCCGAATGTGTGCGCCACTTCAAACGCCACTGCATCACGAAGAGGGAGTTGCGCCCATATGGGAATGTCGTCCAGTGCGAAGGGTGCGATGTTGCGGCCTTGCAAAGCTGCATGCACGCCATACGCTGCTTCATCGATGATTTTGGCGTCGTCTGCGGAAGGAGTTTCACCCAACGCCACAACACCGAGGTGCTCCAACACCTTCTGGCGAAGCTCGTGTAAATTCATGGTTAAGCCTGCCATGGTGCACCTCAGTGTTGCAGTGTTGTTGTGTTGTTACGATTACACGTCGGCTACGCCAGACACGTACGCTGTGAGCATGCCATGTTGCACGTTGTTGAAATACATTTTTTCGATGCCGCGCACTTCTTCCACGGACACGCCGTATTCAACGTCGTAGTCAAACATTTCTGTTTTGGTTTGTGTGCGCTGTGCCCACGCACACGCCACAGCTTGTGCGCCACAGAAAAACACAGGTGCTACGTCGATGGACGATGCACCTACTCCAGAAATCACAGGAATCTCAGGGATTTCTTTGATGACAACGCCTTCCCACAGCATGTCCCCGTCTTGGAAAATGGGGTTGTCTTTGCCACGCACCAGCGCATCACGCATGGCTTGTTGCATAGCGGACGATTGTTTCAAGTCACGGAATGCGGTGGTGGGAGCCAACAACACAAAGTGCTCACCGCTGCCATCAATCATCACTGGGCGAATGACTGGGTTGATGGTTTTGGCCGCACGTTTCATTTTGGAGACAAGGTCGGTGGTGAGCTTGTCGCTGGACGAATCGACGTTGGACAACGAAGCGCTGTGGTCGTTGCTGCTGTTGTTGGCGGACAACGCGCCAAAGAAGATGCGGTCGGCATTGGCTGCAACCCATGCGTCTTTTTGCGACTCTGTAGCCGATGCGTACACGGTGCCGTTGAGCGATGGTGCAAGCATTTTTGCAATGATGGTGTCACGCAATTCTTTCATCGACCATGTTTTCAACATCGCACGTGCGGCGTTACGCATGTCGATAGCGGTAAGCTGTTCTTCAAATTTGTGGATGCGCACGCCTTGGCGTTTCATGGACACCGCAATTTCAAATGCGTATTGCACCAGGTGTTCTTCGTTGCCTTCCAATGTCGCGGTTCCTGAAACATTC